TGCTTTAGCATCTCTCATCTCTGGAGAGTTAAGCACAGTAGTGGCTTTAATAATACTGAGCTCACCTTCAGTTTCTTGTCTGAGCTTATGTTCTTTTTCATATTTTTCCTTCCATTCTGTCATGGTTGACATTATAGGATAGTTACCTTAAAATGTCAAGTATGGGAGTTCCAAAAAGATTAACAGAAATGCAGATGAGATTCGCTGAGTTTGTAGTATTTGGTGGAGTAAATGGACCTATGACTCAAGCCGAGGCAGCCATCGCTGCTGGCTATAGTGCTAACCGGGCTAGACAAGAAGGATCTGAATTATTGAACCCTAGACTTAGTCCTTTGGTAGTACAATATGTAGGCAAACTAAAGGAAGAGAGACTTAAAAAATTTGAGGTCTCTTACGAAGGCCACGTTGCTGAACTTTCTCGCATAAAAGAACTGGCTTTGAAGAAAGGGAGTTTTTCCTCTGCAGTAAACGCTGAAACAAATCGAGGCAAGGCAGCAGGATTATACATAGAACGAAAAATAATAAAGCATGGGAAACTAGAAGATATGTCAGAACAAGAGCTAGAAAACAAAATGAAACAAATTTTAGACGACTATGCACCAATTTTAAACGTTACCCCCGAAGCTCCAACACTGGAGCAAAAACCATCACAAACCAAAAAAGCGAAAGAACAAATAAAACCAAAAAATACTGTTGCCAATCAGACATCTACAAAGACACAAACACCCACGCCAACACAAGAACAGACGCAAACAGTAAAAATATAAGCCTATCGGGATTCCACATTTAATCTCTCCATTCTAGTGATGCAACCAAGTGGGAATATGTTTCGATCTGAATACGCTTCATCTTTCTCGTCATAACTAGCAAAAGTCCAAAGAAATCTCTTTGTCTTTTTATAGATGTAAGCAAACGACACCATCTTCGAACATTCAAATTTATCAAACTCCTCTCTAGTAGCATGTCCCCCATCAGCAGTGATATCAACCCATGAAATTTTATAGAAGAAGTATTTCTTCTTATTAATTGTCACATGCTTATATTTAGACTTTTTCCTTTTAGGCATTTTAAATTTATATATAGTAATCTAGGAACTTTCAAAGATTTCAAAAAGTTTGAAAGTTTTTCCTTTGCGAATATTCTGTTGGTATTGCTATGTTTTTGATACCTACTGACATATCTGACAGATTGTGAAATATGAAATGTCAAACAATTTGGCAGTATTTTGCTTAAATAAGCATTGATTTTATTATCTTTTCTCTCAAACTGACAGATTGACAGATTATTTTCAACTATTTTTTTATTTTGAAAACAATAATTTTTTCTCACATCCCTATATGCAGGCATCTGCCTAATTTGTGCCATAAAATCGCCTAAGAATTGCCATATTCTCATTAGCCGCAGCTGCTTTAGTAAGCAACTTATCCACTTCACCAGTAATATCAGTATGTTCAACCATGACTGCGCCTGAAGCAGAGTTTTGTAATAACATATCTACTTTCAATAACGCATCTTCCATAGTGCTTTGATATTTTGACAGTAAAGCTTTATAGATTCGTTCTCTCATTGTCCCTCCTTTTACGTGGCGGATGCTTTATGCTCGTTATTAGATGTACTGATGTCATAGAAGACTCTCAGTATAGGGAATCAAGGGCGAACATATAGCTATAATCGAGCCCGCCACAACCCGGATGAAAAACCCCTCTATCCCAACTCTAAATTTTATTTGCTTCAAAATCTATTTCTCCTACATTTGCTTGTTCTTTTTCGTCATGTAATAGGTCATAATAACTGTCCAATCTTTTTAAAAACTCATGTTTATAACGCTTTAATTCATCGTCTTGAATCTTAAATTCTTGATAGTATAAGTCTGGAGTGCACATCATAATGACTCCTTGTCTTATCTTGCTCCCGTGCACATAGTCATGAGCCATGGCATAGGCTGCAATTTGCATATAGTAATCTTCTACCCATTCTTCTTTCTTGGGGCGGTTACTTTGCTTGAAGTCTCCAATTGTTTCCATGTCATTATGCATACAGATTAAATCTGTGCTGCCTGCGTAAAGACCTGGATAGTATAATGTAACTTCTGTACCGTAGTATTCACTAATGGGAGTGAATCCTATTTCAATAATCTTTTGAGCCATCGGCTTGGCTTGGACACCCATCTCCGTAAGGTCTTCATACCCGCTCCCTTGGATGTGTTTCTCCAAGAACTTGTGCATGGCAGTACCCCGCTTACTAGAATAGTTTTTGATTCGCTCTGCTTCTTCGTCACCGACTTTTTCCTTCCAGCGCCTTAAATAAGTCTGATCTTTTGTATTTGCAAGCACCGTGGTCACTGAAGGAAGTCTCATGCCCTGGACATCATAGGTCCGTGATCCATGTTCCGTGTTCCGTGTCGCCTGGATGTAGTTATACTTTCTATTTAATTTCATCGAGTAACTTCTTAACCGCTTTCATTTGAATCTTGGTATTAATCACACCCTTATCAATAAGGCGTTGAACATCTCTCTGTCTCCAATAACGATCAATCTGTTGACCCAGTTTATTTCGCGTACGTTTTTTCACGTACTTCACGATCTTTTTATAATCCTCCTCGGCGGAGTATTTCTTCTTTACTGGTGAGGACATCGTGTCTTTCTCCATCTTCGGTATTCCTTGATCCATTGTTCAGGAGGCGTCCCTCTTCGTCTAAGATGCCATGCCCAATTGAACAGAAATCCTGAAATTTTTTCGATCCCGTGTAAAAATTTATCTATCATATATGGTAAAACGTATACCTTAACGTTAACTCTTCCCCTTCCTTAATGTCGCGTATGGTGACTAACGTCCAATGTTTCGCATTAAACTCTTGAGACTCTCGAAGTTCAACCTTAACACAATTAGCATCACCCGCATGGTTAATAAATCCACCCAAGGGAGTTCTGATAATCTTTTCTCCAATCTTGGTGTGGGTCATTCCCAAGTTCGTTCCTTGGGCAATTCCTTCTTTAGCAAACAGACCTAAACCATTGACTTTGCTCTGTTTGATGGTCAACGATTCGGGCAACGGTTTATACATCGTTCTGCTCCACAATAGCACGACTCCAAAAAACTAAACTCCCTAAGCTTTCATTATGTTTCATCGTATTAATACGTCTACAAATAAACTGAATGTTTCCTTTTATATAAGTTAGAGAACTATCAATCCGATCAATAGAAATATTAGTCTCCAGGTTTCCAAGACCTTGTATATAAGTCATCTGTTGTCCAGAGATAGGACAAATAAGGCCATACTTCTTTTTTTGCGCGGCCCAGGCTTCCATAAAATCTTTAAAACTAATGGTAACCGATTTTCTTCCTCGAAGACGTCTTGCGGAGCTTTGTTTGATCGTTTGATAGGCACGTAATAGAAAAATCTCAGGAGACGCTGAGTATTTAGCATGACGTTGTTTCTCACGACACGCGCCACATTCGGCTTGAATTCTTTCTTTTTCTTTTCCCCTATAATAAGAGCTTTTCCAATGAAAATTTTTAATACTTTTAATAAGTTTACACTTAGAACACTTTTTATCATTTCCGAACAGTTCTCTCTTTCTAGGGTCATCGCCATTAGGATAGCGATGAATAACCCTTGCTTTTCTTTTCCGAGGTCCAAGTTCCAAGGTCATTTAATCTCTCTTCCTTGATTAAAGTTTCGGGTTTGAACATGACCTTTCTTATTGATGTAGGTACACCAGCCACTAAACTTGGGATACTTCAGCAGAAGACTTTTAAAAAGTTTCTTCCAACTCATAGCCTTCATAATCTCGGCTTCCCCGCCTTCTTTCGTTACTGTGTATTCATATCTCATTCTTTTTCCATTTATTATATTGATCAACCGCGGCTTGAATCGCTCGATCAATTTGTTTTTGATTCGTAAAAATACTCATTGGCTTTCTTTTGGAGGTATTCTTCCTGTTTCCTGGCTTTAACTTCCGGTCTTTTTTCATAACTCCTCATATAAATTCTTTTCTTCTCTCGGTTTTCTTCTTTATCATAATACTTTTTCCGTGCCCGACGTTTACTTTCGCAGTCGGCATAGATCGCCATTAATGCAATAAAGGCTTTTTAATAGGCTCAACAGCTTCATCCCCAATATGATCCATAAACATTTTATAGTTTTGGTCATCAAGAAGCGATCTTAAAATCCGAGAACCAACAGCCAAATACGTTGTCGCGACCAGCATTGAATCTCTAACTTCTTCATTGTGTTTTCCTGCTTCCTCATAAACCTTTTGGTTTAATTTTTGGATTATCTCATCTTCGTCCATCGTAGAGTTCCTTTCCTTTATCATAAACATGTTTCTTAATAGATTGGTCCGTGTACATAATCGTTAAAAAATCCGTACCATTATAAGCTTTTACATAAGCATTTTGGCTTATACCAATACTGCCCGCAGATGCTAGTAAAGCAAATTCGCTACAACCGGTCGTAATGAGTAAACATCCTATTAATAATACTTTACGCATAAACTTCTCCTTGAATGTTACAAGTCTTACACTGATGAATTTCTACCATATTTTTGCGTAGATAGCCATTACCTTTGCACTTATGACAAATCTGTTTTTTAGGGCTTTGATTTCCACAATCAATACAATAATTACTACCTTCATAGGCCCATTCATCGGACTTAGGCATACATCCACAACTGAGGCAGCTTATTCTCACAGCTTCTCCATAATATAATTATAGATGGCATGACTAATAACATGTTTATCTTTATCCTTTTGTTCGGGAACAACCTTTTTTTGAAAAAGATTAATGATTCCATGATACTTCACACCCCATTCATTAGAAGAATGGGTTTTAATATATTTTTTATTGGTAGCTATGGGTTCAAATTTAAAACAAAGATCTCTAACATAGTTAAAAACTTCCTTAGCATCTCCCTGTCGTTTATCAAAGGTATGACCGGTATAATAAATCAAACGATCTCCTTTGGAAGATGTTTGAATCCAACGGTCTATATCTCCAACGGTTAAATGAGATTTTTGATTTTTAACATGACTCGCTGGCAATTCTTCATGCACTTTTTCTTTTTCTCTTTTGTCTTGGTTTTGAGTAACAATATCTCGTTGAAGTCTCACAACCGTAGGTCTATTTTTGCTCATTTTCATTAAAGGAATAATGTTTTCTAACGTATCTAAAATATTAACAAAAGTTTTAGTGTGATTATTTAAGTGATTTTTGTCAATAGCTTCTTTAACAACAGCTACGGTGTCTTGTAAATCTTGACGACCTGGCCATCCTTTAGCCATGGGATCTAGAACCGTGAGTGCTCGTTTGAGTAAAAGAGTTGATTTTTTCTTATGATCTATTTCTCGGTTCGCTTTGGTAACTCGCTCACCAAGTTTTCTCATCTCTTCTTGTTTATTTGCGTCGGGAGTATCCGTATTTATATATTTTCCGTTTCTAACTATGATTGTCATTTTTTATGTCCTTTCCATCTTCTTTCTTTAACCATTCATAATCATCTTTTGACCATGTTACATCTTCGTAGTTTTTAAAAGGTGCAAAATCATTATCACTATCAGTATCATCACTTGGGATACACTCTTCAATCTTTGTCCAAGTTGTAGGTTCGTCACCACTTAAATCACTGGTAAATTTACTTTTGATAGTTTCTCTAAACGTATCTCCGTAATCATCAACTTCTTCGGTTGGTGTTTCTCTACGTTCAAGAAGTTCTTCTGCTTCTGCTTTTGTTTTAGCAACAATTTCATACGTTACGTCTACTTCGTATGTCTTTTTAACTTCCCATTTTTGATAACCAATATCTTCATTAGGCGTATCTTTTTTATACGTTCCATTGATGATAGGGGGAAATTTATTTTCTATTTCTTTTTTATTTAGTTTCATATTTTCCATCCTTTTGAAACCATTCTACACTAAAATGTAGGACTTGTCAAGTTTTATTTGGGTCGGCTGCCGTTTAATTTTT